AAGAAGAAGCGTAAAGGAAAGTGACTGGAAGACCTATTACGGTTCTAATAAAGAATTGAATGAAGATGTTCAGCGTGAAGGTAAAGAACACTTCAAACGAGAGATAGTTAAGTTGTGTGCTTCTAAAGGTGAATGTTCATATTGGGAAGCGAAGTTACAATTTGATAATAATGTTCTAACTGAAGAACATTGGTATAATGAATGGATTATGGTAAAGACACACAGAAAACACGTAAAGGGACTAAAATGAGTTATTTGTTATTTTTAATTGCGATAGCACTTTCTTCTATTGCTGCGTTCTACGCAGTTGTTGGACTCATGTCAATTTTTGCTGCATCAGCAATCCCAATCGCAATTATGGGTGGAACACTGGAAGCAGCGAAACTCGTAGTAGCCTCATGGCTATATCGCAACTGGAGAGAGATTCCAGTTCTCCTAAAAGTTTATTTTACCACTGCTTTAGTAATTCTTATGTTACTAACAAGCATGGGTATCTTTGGTTACTTGTCAAAGGCACACTTAGACCAAGCAATTCCTACTGGTGATGTAGTTTCTAAACTTGAAATCATAGATCAAAAGATAACAACTCAAAAGGAGAATGTAAATGCAGCTCGTAAAGCTCTTGCTCAATTGGATGCGCAAGTTGATCAAACCCTCAGTCGAACAAGTGACGATAGAGGAGCCGAAAGATCAGTCCAAATTAGACGTAATCAAACCAAAGAGCGAAACCAACTCATTGGAGAAATCCAAAAAGCCCAAGAAGAAATCGCTAGACTCAATAACGAACGTGCGCCAATCGCAGCCGAAGTCAGAAAAGTCGAAGCAGAAGTTGGACCGATTAAATACATAGCAGCATTAATCTATGGTGATAACCCAGGACAAGACCTTTTAGAGAAAGCTGTTCGCTGGGTTATTATCCTCATCGTTCTAGTATTTGATCCTCTTGCTGTTCTTATGTTAATTGCATGGAACAGAGAGAAGAAGAATGCTTTAGATGATGAGATGGCAGTAAAAGAATTCTTTAGTCGCGCAAAAGAAGTTGCTAAGGCATTGGATAAAAATGAACCAATACCAGAAAAGCACCAAGAACATGTTACTGTTGAAGATCAACCTGAAGTTGATAAACATGCATATCTTAGAAAGAAGTGGGTATGGAAAGTTCCTGGTGTAGATCCAGTTGGACCGATCGTAGCAAAGCCAGAAGAACCACATCCACAACCAAAGATCTTTGACGACTGGGATGAGAAGATTTATAAGAGAGCAGAGGTAGAAGGTATCCCTGTTCCAGAACAGACTCAAGAGTTCTTAAAGAAAGTAGAGGAAATTAAGGAAGAGCCTCTACCAGAAACTAAGATAGTCCAAACCAGTGAGTTTTCCGCAAAGGAAGATGAGTTTACACTGTCCCCACCATCTGACACAAAAGAAATAGTCAGAAAGCCAATATCTGGCAGACCGCCAAAGTATAAATAAGTCTCGTGGGCGACCGATGGCAAATTAGGTCGCCCCAATCCTCACAAAAATAATAAGAATGGGAAGTAGATGGATCCACTTACCCTGTTTGCACTCGCAAACGGAGCAGTCCAAGCTGTCAAAAAGGGTTGTGAGTTATATAAAGAAATCAAAGGTGCATCTGGTGATATAAAGGGGATCTTACAGGATCTCGAGGATCAGTTCAGTAAAAAACACCCACCAAGCAAACCACCAACTGTTGCTGAGAAGAATCAGTACATTCAAGAAAAGAATCGTGTAATCGAGCTTAACAAAAAGAAGGGCGAGACTACCGATATCTACACAGAGATTGGCAATCATCTAGGAACATATTTCGACAACTATTACAAGTGTCTTGCTGTCTTCGAAGAAGAAGAGAAAAGAAGTAAGAACGAAGTCTATACTGGTGAAGACAGTATAGGCAAACGTGCCTTACAGAGAGTCTTGATGAAAAAACAGCTAGAGGCTATGAGTAAAGAGTTAAGAGAAATTATGGTCTATCAGTGTCCACCAGAATTAGGTGCGCTATGGACTGAAGTCGAAGAGATGATGAAGAAGGTCGGCAAAGAACACTCTGGAGCAATCGCTAATCAAATGCGTCGTCAAATGGAAGCTGCTAGGATTGCTCGTCGTAAGAAAAAGCGTCTAGTATATAAAGCTACATGTTACAGTTTAGTGCTTAGCTTCTTTATAGTCTTGTTTTTGATGTTTTATGCTGTTATTCAATACAGAATAGAGCGTTACCCAGAACTAGGTAACTGCGTTCCACCAAAGGGAAGTTGGCTGTATAAAAAGTGGACAAATTTAGTCTGGGCAGAGTGTCAATAGTTATAAATAATCAAGCCGAGTTGAATTGATAAAGATGGCAATCTTAAACACACAATTCAATAAAATGCGATCCTTAACAAAAATAAAATAAAAAGGAAATCATGAAGAAAATATTACCTATTTTCTTCGTCATGGCGTCGTTACAAGCGGTAGCCCAAACCACTTATGATTCGAAAACCTTAGTAGACACGAACAGTACGTCTACAAGTACCAGCACAGTTAACAGTAATAGCAATAATGTTAACACAAACAACAACATCAACACCACAACGGTTAATAGCACTAACCTCAACACAAACGTAAACACCAGCACCAGCACAAACACAAACATCAATAATGGGCATACTACAAGTGCTAATACTAACACCAACAATAACAACAATGTAAACAGCTCAACTAGCGATAACATCAACAGAAACATAATGAGCGGTGATGTTACTAATAGAAATATAAACGACAATAAGATAGAACAAAAAGTTATTTCTCCTCCACCAACTGCCATTGCTCCAGCAATGATGAGTGGTGGTAACAACGATTTATGTACTACTGGGTCGTCAGCAGCAGTACAAACACAAATCTTTGGTATTTCTAGTGGTGGCACAATAAGAGATATGAATTGCGAACGTCTTAAGAATGCTAAGACACTTTACGATATGGGTATGAAAGTTGCTGCCGTAGCAACACTATGTCAAGATCGTAGAGTTTGGGATGCGATGTGGAATGCAGGAACTCCTTGCCCATTCGAGGGTGAGATCGGAGAGAAAGCAAAAGCATTATGGAATGTTTTCCCAGAAAAGATTCCAGCAAAAGAGGAACCAAAGAAAGATGATTTCTATAAGAAAACTGGTTGGGGTGCTCTTCTTGGCATCCTTATGTTCGCACTATTCTAATGCTCAAGTATTAGATCCGACGCAAGAATACACTACTGGCAACATTGTTTTACCAACAGTTGCTGGTAGTGGCACAACACCTTGGGTCGGTGGTGTTTATCAAGACAACTTAACATGTTGGTCTGGTGGACAGCCAGGATACTGTGGTCCAAATGCAATTGTTAGACCAGGAAATAATATCAACTTTTCTTATGGCTCAACATATTTGTATCAAGAGCAAGCGATAGCATCTATACTACCAAACTCAGGAACTGGATTAAAAGTCATTGGTTACAACTTTGGATTTACTGCTAAGAATGGTAATGGTTGGGACGATGGCAGAGTTGATCAATTATCAGCATTAGTAAGATTCTGGGACACTACTGGTAATAAAGCAGCAGGTAATTTATTATACGGCACTTCTTATAATTTAAATTATAAGTTTGATTGGACAAACTTTAACTACAGCGAAACTTTCGCCTCACCACTTTCAGCAACATCGATAGGCAGAGTTCAATATGGTTTTATCGGTAGAGATAACAACGGTTGGGCTGGTCCATACGGTCCAGAAGTTAACAATGTTTCATTTAGTTTAAGATATTCAGTTGACCAATGCGCACTAAACCCTCTTTATAGCACAACCTGTCCAGGATATGCAGAGGCGTATAAAAGTTATCAATGTTCTTTAAATCCTTTATACGATTCAACATGTCCAGGATATCAACAGGCATATTTTAGTCAACAGTGTACGATTAATTCTTTATACGATCCTGCTTGCCCAGGATATGCTCAAGCGTACCTACTACAACAGTGTACCGCAAATCCCCTTTATAGTTTTCAATGCTCTGGCTATGGCGCTGCTATGGCAGCACAACTGCAGCAGCAACAAAAGAAACAAGAACCATCATCAACGCAACCTACTACTCAACAAACACAAACAGCTGTAGTTGCTGAGGATCCAACTAAAGAACCAACGAGGGTTGATCTTGGTGGTGTAGAAACAACAACTACTGGCTCGCTTGTTATTCCAGACGGGATACCTCAGGTTGTTAAAGAATCTGCAGCAGAAGATAAAAAGTCTGCCGCTGCGCCTTCTTCTTTAATTATGTCTCTACTAAGAGATCAGCGTGAGAGGGAAAATAAACTAGCATTAGATGTAGCAGCTAGAGCAGAAAAAGAAAGTAGATCTGAGAATGCTAATCCATCTGATGGCACAGGGTTAAGTTTGGCTAACTCTGGCATCGGTTTACAGGCTAATTTTTCGGCAAATCCTACTGGACAGGATGAGTCAAAACAAGAAAACCCTAAATTAAATAATGCAAATAATTTATCTGGCGTTGATCAGAAGCAGCAAAATATATCTACAGAGTCCGAAAAGCAAACCCAGACTACTAAAAGAAAGGGCGAGCCAAATGAAATGGATTCCGCAACTACCATAGCTGCTCTTACACAGACTCCCGTCGGATTTGATGCTTACTTGAAGGGTCAGCTGACTGATGGAAACATGTATGCACCAAAAGAAATCTATAAGAA